TGAAGCCGATTGGGCCCTGACTGAACGGACTTGTTTCCACGACGCGGATAGCGATAAGCAGGTTGCCAACGGTCGGCGCACCCGGCAAGGTCGTGATACCGCCCACCGAGCTCATTGCGTGTTGCACGGGCGCAGTTGCGGCCGTCTGAATGGCAATGGCAAGACCGCGATACGCCTCAGCTGAGCCCGAATACGAAATGGAGAACAGGCCCGGACTACCGACCGCTACAGCCTCATACGCTGTCACCGCAATCGTGTGCTCATAGTTGGTGGTTGGATCGTGCATGTCGATGATCGTGAACGGCGTGCCGCCAGTGATCGATACAAGGCCGCCGACCGCGGTGCCGTCGTTAGCGCTAACCAATGCACCAATAACCACGGCCGGATATGTACTCGGCGAGGACGGCGCAACAGCATTCGGGGATGGATTACTGCCGCCAGGTCCGCCAATCTGCCCGCTGTCGTACACCTCCGCGCCGGCAAGCACGGTCGTGCACGTGCCACTCGGATTGACAAGTGAATTCGGTGACAGCGTGTACGTGATGCGGTACACGCGCGGCGTCACGAGGGTAATGGTCCGGTTCAGGATGCGCATCCACGTCCATTCCTCGTAGCCCGGAAGGTGCGAGAAGCGGGCCTCGATGCGGTGTCCTGCCCTGGCATCGTTGACGTGCGCCGGGTGGACCTCGATGGTCGTCGTAATCACATCTTCCTCGGTGGATATGTCGAGCAAGTAGCGATCAGCTCGTGCGTTGGCCTTGGTGGCCGTCTTGACAAGCGGCCACGAGGCCGTCGTCTCCCTTGCTGCGAATGCCGCCGCCGTGGCCAGTCGCGTCCTGACCACCTGGCCGCCGTCGTACTGACCAACCACCTTCCAGTAGATGCGGGTCGGGTCACGGCGCATCTTGGTATCAAGCGACGCTCCCCACGTCCACGCCGGACCGGGGCCGGACAGGTCGCCCACCCACGCGTCGATGTCGTCATCGTAGTTAGAGATGCGGAGGTCGGAGGATCGCGCCTCGGAGGCGGCGAAGTCGTACCAGGTCATGCCGACGTAGCCATCGGAGCCGTAGGGATCGACCGGCGTGCCGTCCTCGATGTCCTGCTGGTAGCTGTTCTTGCCGGACTGGAGCATGCAGTCGTTCACGACGTCGTAGACAGTCATTCCGCGACAGTCGGCAGCGTCCATTGCGACCGGGTTGTCCGTGCTGAAGAAGTCTTCAGACGGGCCGAGGAAGTCCGCATCGAACAGCGCCTGGATGCGCTCGACGTCCGTCTCTGCGGGCCGGTTCCACTCCGGGTCCGTGAGGATGCGACGGGCAATGACCGTGTTGACATCATCGAGGGTCAGCGCCCATTGCCGCGCTGCCTCGGTCGGGCCGTACTCGCCTCGGCTAATCTCCCGGATCGTGGCGAAGCCGGCCCAGATGATCGTATCGTCCGCCTCGGCCTCCATGACTCGGACGTAGGCGTGGCCGTGGATGTCCCAATCGCCTAGCGGGTCATCGATGACCATGACCGACGATCCGACCGTCAGTTCCTCGGCATTCTCGGTGAGTGTGACGTTGCCGCCGTTGAGGTCGAGCCGTGCCGACATATCGCGGATGTCGAGGTCATCCCCTCCGTTGCGGTAGACGGCGATAATCACTGGCCGGGACCGCCGCCGCCGTCTCCGTCACGGCTGCCGTTGCGCTCGCCACCACGGTCGCTGACGACGTTGACGGCGGTTACGTTCGTGGCGCTGATTTCCACCTTGACGTTGGTGATTGGCTGAGACGCGCGGATGGCACCTTCGATGCCGAGGCCGGAGGCGAACGTCTGACGGGCGGCGGCCTGGCCGGCCTGAGTCGCCGCCAGTGACGTGTTGTGCGCGCCGATGTCCACGGCCGGCACGAGGTTGCCGAGAATGCCCTGTGTTACGGCACCCTGCAGGTTCGATATATCCGTCGTGGTGGCGAGGACGGAGATAGCATCGCTCGTTTCCTTGTCACGCTGCGCACCGGCCGCGAGGATGCCGTCAGCGACGGTGCCGAGGCTCGTTTGGACGGCCGTGGCGATGGCTGCGCTCGTCTCTTGGTCGCGCTGTGCCCCTGCGCCTAGGATGCCGGGAGCCGTAAGCGCCGCCTTCAGCCCGTCGATGGCTTGCGATGTCTCCACGTCACGTGTCTTGGCGGCCGCCTCCATCGATCCTGCGCTATGGTCAAGATCGCGTGCGATGGTGCCCCAATCGATGCCGGTGAAGGCATCGGACGTGACGGGCTGGTTGTCAAAGGCCGCGCCCACGGTCGGCGTGAAGGCCCCTGTAGACCCTGCCCCGCTGTGCAACTGACTAAAGGCATAGATCGACCCGGCTGCAGCTGCAGCGATCACGCCGGCCGTGCCGATCAGCGCAAGGATGCCGCCCTTCGTGGCGATGTCCTCGGCCGTGCCGATAGCATTGCCGGGGCCTCCAATGCCGGTAACGGTCGCCGCGTTGACTTGGACCACGCCGGCCGTGATACCTAGAACACCCTTGATGAGACCCGACGCGAGCGAGCTCACAACGTCGCCTAGCACACCGCCCGTGATCTTATTGAGACCCCACCCGGAGATGACGGCGGCCTGTACCCACGGCGGGAGGCTCGTGAACGCGCTCACAACTGTCTTGGCGGCATCTGCGGCGATGCTGAGTCCCTGGCCGACCTTGTCCCACGGGATGGACTTGGCGAACGCTACCGCGCCCTTGATACCCTCCCCGATGTTCTTGCCAAAGTCTTTGAGGCCGGATAGCACAGCCGGGTCTTTTAGGACAGTGGAAAGCTCTTTGGCGACCTCGCCAACGGCCGGGATGAGGCCAGTTGCGATGGCCGCTTCCGCATCCTTTATGGCGTCATTGGCGCGGTTTACGTCGGCCGTGAAGCCTGTACCGGCCGCTGCGCCGGCCTTGCCAAACTCCCTGTCAAGCTCGGCGAGGATGACCGCCTGACCCTTCTGAACGGCCGTTGCTCGCTTCGTGGCGAGGTATTGGGCGGCTGCCGCCTTATTCGTCTTCAGCAGCGCGCCGTAGTGCTTCTGCTCTTCCTTCGTCAGCTGGAAATTGCCGATAATCTGCTTCTTCTGGGCCTCGCTGAACGTGACGCCGACACGCTGCAGGGCGGTAATGCCCTTCACGGGGTCCTGAAGGGCCTTGCCCAGCTGAATGGCCGACCCGTCGAAGTCGGCCGTTGCCGCGTCACCCTTATTCAGCGCAATGGCCATGTTCACCATCGCCTTGGTGGCAGCGGGGAACGTGTCTTTACCAATCGACGTGAACGTCAGCAACAGGTTTTCGCCCTGCTGGATCGTCTTGTCGTCGGCTGTCGTCAGGTCCTCTAGGCTGCTGGCCAGGTCACGTACCTGCTGTGCCGTGACACCGGCCGCGCCACCCGTTGACTCGATGGCGGCCTGTGTCTGTTGCTGTGCCTTCTCTAGCGTCTGAACCTCGGCGATACCGTCGCCGATAGCATTGCCGAGGAGCGATAGGCCCTTCTCAGCGACACGCTCCAAGCCCACGCCGAGGCCCACGGCCACGGCGCGCGACGATGCCAGCTTCCGTGAGAAGCCGTCGATGTTCTTGCCGGCCGTCTGAAGGCCCTTCGATAGGTTGTCCTTCAGGTCGAGACTTGCGACGAGCTTCGCGGTATCAGCGCCGGCCACGGCCCGACCTCGCTAGACGCGCAACCTTGGCATCGGTCGTCCTCTGGTGCTGCCTGTACATGGTGCCGACCCCTAGCTCAGCGATCAGCTGTAGCCGCCACCTGGCGATGCTGACATCTTCTCGGTGCCGGCCGTCCGGATAGTGGAAGTCGAGGACGGCTTCGGCCGCTTCAGGGGCGTCGGCGATGATCCATTCGTCACTGACGTCGAGTCTGTTGTCGGCGTAGGCTGCGAGAAGGTCGCAGCCCTTCGCACCAAAGGGTCGATCACGGATGCGGAGTACAAGCCGTCCGCCTCCTCTCCGACCGTCATCGCTTCGTCAACGTGGTCGGCCATAAAGGCCCGGATGGTGGACCGTGAGACCGGGACCGGCTTGCCCTTGTCGTCGTACAGCGTCCACGACTCGATGCCTTCGAGGAGATAGACCTCGGTAAGTGACGCGAGGATGTCAGCCGTGCTCGCCTCGGAGTCTTCCTGTTTCAGAAGGATGACGGTATTCCTAGCAGCGAGGCCGGCCCTGAAGGGCAGCTGCTCGCGGAGCGTGACGGTATCGCCGTTGATATGGCGCGGGTCGCCGTTGCTCTTCGGCGGACAGATGCACGGGAAGGTGGCCATCAGATGGCCGTCTCGTCAATCGTGTTTACCACGTCCGTATCGAACACCTCTTCAAGGTCCTCGCCATCGTAGAAGGCGTGGGCCGTCAGGACGATGATCGTGTTGCCGCCGATGGCGTCTTCCTCGCGGGTGTAGTACCGCGCCGGCATGGTGAATTGCCACGAGTACGGGACCGCCGTATCCGTCTCGGCCGTGCTCGTGAAGATCATCTGAATGTACCGGACGACGCTGTCGTTACTGAGCCATGCATCAGACTCGGAGCCCGTGCCGACCGTGTCGTCCGTCTTGGCGAAGCGACATTCGAGCTCGATCATCCTGTCGGAGAGGGCATAGGCGTCGATATTGAATGTCTGCTCGCCGTTGGCGTACCGTTTCAGGTCGTACGTGTTCGTAATCCTGAGCGTGAACGCGTGGAGCGCGTCGCTGATCTGCGACGTGCTGAGGTCGTCAGGGTCGGACGCGATGTAGATCGCACCGTCTTTCAGGTAGACCATGATGTCCGTGAGCGCGACGTTGAGGTCCGGTGTCGGCACGGTGCCCGTGACCGGGTTGTCCGTCGAGCCCGTCTGCTGCATGGTCCCGAAGCGCCACGACATCGACGCGGTCAGCGGCCCGTCAGGGTCACGGCTACCGGTGATTTCCAGCGTCTCCAGAAGGCCGTCCGACAGCTGGTACCAGTCCGTCACGACGTCATCGCCGAATTCGTAGGTGAAGACGTCGCGCGGCTCGACCGACGTGGAGGACGGTGCCCAGTGCCACGCCTCGGACGTGCCCGTCGTGGTCGGGGCCGTCGTCTCCGCGAGCGCCGCCGCGAGCATCAGCGGCAGGTTGTTGTACTTCAGCGCGGGATCGTCCAGGGAGGCCGTGTAGTCGCCCGCGAGGCGATACGGCGGCGCAACCGGGTCGATGGAACCGGCGTCAATCTCCGGGTCGGTCCACTGCTCGTCAACCGACGGGACGCCGCTGAAGGGATATGCACGCGCAGCGGGAACGGCCGTGTTCATGGTGGTTCCCTGCCACCCGAATTGGTGCTTGCGCAGCTTGACTAGGCCTTGGACAGGCATCGTGCTCCTCTTCCTCTCTCGTGCATGCCACTACAGACCGTGGCGCGGTCCCGGAGCCTAATTGCTATCGAACCCCTCCAAGGTGAACCTGACCGCATAGTACGTGCGCTGTTGCTCCGGAGGGAGCCATTCGGGCACGTAGTCGGGGAGGTCTTCGGCCTCGCTCACCCATATCAGGCTGTTCGGCCCGGATTGGTGACCGCGTGCGTAGACCCAATCGAGGAAGCCGTCTACGAAATCGTCCTTCTGGTTGGCCACATCCTTAGAGTCAAAGGTCCCGAAGATGACGATGACCGTGACGGACGGGTTGCGCTGGAACGTGATTTCGGTAAACGACGTGTACGTCTCGGTGATGCGGTCCACGAACCCTGTCGGGGGGAACAGGGTCCGGGGCCTGGCAGGGTACATCTGAAGCGTCACGCCGGCGAAGCCGGCGTAGTCCTGTAGGAAGGTGGCCGCTGCTGCGCGGTAGGCGGCTTGGCTCATGCGGCGTGATTCCAGAGGTCGATGACCACCTGAGCCATGTTCGTTTTCTCTAGCGCGGTCTCGGCCGCCCGTTGTCGGAACGGCCGAGCCCGATAGCCGCGCGAGTGCACTTGCCGTGCAAAGACAGTGCCGTGCCTCCCTTTGAAGATCAGCGAGCCGCCGTGCTTGGCGGTGATCGTGTGCGGCTTCGGTCCGGCGTCCACGAAGTACGCCGTGAAGTGGCCGCCCACCCGGACCCGCTTGCCAGTGGATGACGTGACCCTGAACGACTTGCGCAGCCGGCCCGTCTTGACGGGCACGCGTGCGCGCATCTCGTCAACGTCGGCCTTGCCCCACTGGCGACCAATCGGCTTCCATGCGAGGCGCATAGCCGCAAGGCGCTTCTTCAATTCGGACGCGCCCTGCAGCTGTGCCACTACGGCTCGACCTTCTCCTCGGCCTTCGGCTTCTCAGCCTTCGGCTTCGGGGCCGGCTTGCGCTTGGCGGCTTCTCGCTTGGCAATGGCCGCCTTTACAGCATCGCTCATGCGTCGTACAGGATGTTCAGACGGCCGCGCTTGGTGTCGCCGCCACCTGTGACAACGACCTTCAGGACGCCCATGCAGGTAGCCGGGGCCGCGCCCTTCATGGCCGTGCCGACGAGCGCCGCCGTGGTGCCGTCTGCGGCCATGAGGAATTCGCTCGGGAAGTAGACCGTATCGGCGGCCACGCCGTTGACGCTGAGGAAGCTCAGCGAGTACGTGTCGTCGGTCACGTCGATGTCAGGCGTGGACAGGTCCCCGATCTGCAATTCAAGCGCACGGATGGTGCCCTTGAAGGATCGCTCCCAGGAGAAGCTGCCATCTGCGGCAGTGCGGATGAAGACGGATTTCTGGCTCATGAGATAGCAAACCTCTTTCTGTGTCCATAGAGCAACCGCACGTACGTCGGGTCATTCGTGCCCGCTGCGGCCTCAGGTCGTTCTGCGATGAGCTCGCACATCCGCATGGCGGCGCGGCTCAATGAGTCGTCAGGCTCGTCAAGCATCTCATCCCAGACGCCGACGTCCTGCTTGACGCGGTAGATGGCCGCCTCCCGAAGCTGTGCGATATTCCAATCCCACGCCGCCTGGTCACCAATGTCGATGACTTGCGCGATTTCCTCGGTCGTCGGCCAATCCGCCACGGCTTAGAGGCTCCAGCCGGTGAAGGCGTCCGGATAGAGCGGGCAGTACCAGTCGATGACGACAAGCGCCACATCGCGGCCAGCCTTGCTCGGGACGTCCACCTGAAGTGTGAATGCGCCATCCTCGGCCCACGCGAAGCCATTGCGCGGCCCGATCAGGACGTCGGTGCCGGTGCCGTCGAGCGCCGGAACGTAGACAGGCACGAGGCCGCTGATCGTGCCACCAGCCCCGCCGCCGACCGTGAAGTTGGCGTTGAGGTTGGAGTAGAGCGGTGCGTTGGTGCCGCTGGCCTTCGCGTCGATGACTTCGGCCACCGCGTCAGAGCTCAGCCACATCGTCGTGGGTCGCTGCTTCACCGCGATGGCATTTGTCCACGCCTCGCCGATCAGCAGATCATCGAAGTCGATGGTGCCGGTGCCGGTGCTGATGCCGGACGCGAGAAGCGCCGCGATGGCCTCGGCCTCGGCATTCTCGGCCACGGCCTCAGCGAGCAGCTGCAGGTAGAGCTCCAAGTACGATGGATCGGACCGCTTCAGCAGCTGGAGCGAGATGTCCCCGCCGCCGGCGATGGTCAGCGCATCAAAGCCGGTTGACGTGATGGACGTCTCCGTGCTCGTGATGTCATCCTTCTCGTTCACCTGAACGCCGGCCGTGGGCCGGGTCGTGATCACGGGCACATTCAGCGTCATGCCGGCCGCCGGGGTCGGGATGCGCCGCGTGGAGCCGAGAAACGGCCGGCCCGTGTCGATGATGCCGATGAGCTCGGTCAGATGGGCCTCCGGGACCACGCCGAGGTTGTCGGACGTGATCAGGTCGGCCATGACCCGCATTTCCTCGGCCGGGATGCGCTCGCCAGTGAGGGCGGCAAGCGCCGTCTTCATCCAACGGCCGGCACTGACGGACGGGTTATTGCGCTCGGGACTTGGCACGATGAACGACGCGCGTGCGTTCTCCTCGACCTTATCAAGCCGCTCGCCAAACTTGGCGAAGTGGTCATCGATGCTCCGCGTGAGCGGCGCAAGGTCGAGCGTGGGCGGTGGAACCGCGACCGGCTCCGGTGTGACGTCGGGAGTTTCTGCCACGGTTTCCATCTCCTCTGATCTGACTGCAAGTACCGTGGATCGGCCACCGTAGGCCGGTCGGTACGTCAACGATGCCCCGGTCGCCTGGACACGGGTTCGAACATTCACGCGGCGTCCACCGCGATTGACGATGTTGGTCCCATCAGGGAGCAACACAAACTCGGCCGACACGCCCCGGACGATGCCGTCTTCCGCGAGCGCGAGAAGATCGTCACCGGCCGCCGTCCGACCAACCTTGAACGTCGCGTATGCGCCGTCGTCGGCTTCCCATACCTTCATGGAGCGGCCGACCGCGTGACGGGTCATCTTCGGCCCGCCGTCCTGGCCGATACCGAAGTGCGCCTCGTGCTCCATGCCCATGAGCATCAAGCCGTCATCGGGTGTGCCCGCGAACGCGCCGCGAGCGAACATCTCCTGACCTGAAACGGTTTCGATAATCGTGTCCCACGGCACGAGGCGAACGTCAATCTCGCGCTTGGCCGCATCGCGGACTTGGACGTGGCCGTCTGTCTCGATGCTGAGGACGTCGAGCTCGTCACTCATCGTCGGACTCGTCTTCGACGACGACCGGGGCCGGGACGTCTACGGGCTTGGCCTTCGGAGGACGACCGCGCTTCTTCGGCGCGGGAGCCTCTTCGACCACGGCCACAGGTCGCGTGCGCTTGCTCGGCACCCTCGGCACTTCCGGTGTGTCGTCCTGGATACGGACGTACCGACGCCGGCCGTTAGCCCCTGTCTGCCATTCGTATCGGACTGCCATAGGGAAAGACCTCCCAACCACGCTCTGGCGGACGTTTCCGCGTGGGGGAGGCCGACGATAGACCCGGACAGGTGACGGAGCACACGGCCGGTGGGTATTCGGTTAGGTAGACGCGCCTGATGCCCTCAGACCCTAGATGGATAACGCGCCTACGGCGCTAGTGTGAGGCCCGCGAGAGGTCCACGTCAACCTTTTGTCTTGATCGCGTCGCCGTACTTGGCCTTGACAGCCTTACGGACCGTCTCATAGCTGCCCTTCGTGCCCTTCTGCGCCGCCCTGGCCAGTGCTGCGCGAGCTCGTGCCTTCGTATTGATCGGATACGCCCGCGTCTTCGGGTAGGCGAACGCTGAAGCCGGTAACGCCTTCGTTCCCTTGACGGTGGACTTGCTCGGCTTGCCCTTCATGCGGCCACTACCTCCCCGTGCACCTTCCCACAACGCGTACAGGTGCCCACGAACGGCCCCGCCTCGGCCAGGAGCTTCCCACACGGCCGAATGATGCCCTTCAGCGTCCGTAGGCCGTCACAGCGGACCGGTTGTGCACTTCGCGTTTCGAAGCTCACAGCGGACGGGATGGCGGCCGGTGCTGCGAACGGGATCGGCGCATTCTCCACGTCACCCGGCAGGATGCCCTCTCGCTCTTGGGCCATTTCGGCAGTGAGCACGCCGGCATCAATGCCCAGCTTATAGACCTCATACCGCGTCTTCATGTCAGGCCGTTCCAGTGCGTCGATGTTGAACCGCGCGACCGTGGATCGGGTCAGAAGGTCGGACATCTCCTGTTCGATTTCCTCTAGGAAGTAGGGCCACAGGCCGCCCCTAACCCACTTGGTGAATTCACCCTCTAGGTTCTGGTACGTCAGTGAGCTCCCCGGCGTCTGATAGTCGAGCAACGAGCCGGGAATGCCGAACATCCGGCCCGCTTCGCCGTTCTGATAGTCGCGTGCGGCGAGCATCTGCACCCTAGACACGTCCGGTTCGTGCTGTGTGATCGAGTCAATGCCGGCGTCAACGACCTTCGGCACGTTATTCGGGCGGTCTACCCACTGCGCCCGCAGCTGATCGGCTTCCGACAGTCCCGACGTAGGGTCCAGCGTTGGGTCGAGGACGCCGGCCGCCTTGATGACCGTGGACGGATAGCCGCCCTCCGCGTAGAAATTGGCGGCGAAGTCCTGGGACTCGACCGCGACCGAGATAGCCGCCCCGCACAGCTGCAGCGGCCCCACGCCGCGCCATGAGTCGGACTGCTGGACGAACGTCAGGTGCCGGAAGTCGTCAATCGTGGCGGCTCGCATGTTCGCGGGCAGCGGCCGGATCGTCGTATAGCTGCGCCACGTGACGTCAGGAAAGCGCGGATCGCTCGGATTGTCCTGTGTGAGCACTTCCACGGGATCGAGGTTGATGAGCGATAGGGCCTGGCCGTCGCTGTCACGCTTGGCGACCCACCACCACGCCTCGCCACGGGTGGCCATGTTCCACGCCGTGTCCCTGAAGAACGTACGCGGCTTCGTCAGCGGGTTAGGCCGCTCCACGACGCGCGGCCGGTCCTCCGGGGCCATCAAGAGGCCGTTGCGGTAGCAATTCATGGACAGTGCGCCGGTCGTCGTGGCGATGAGCGACACGGCGCGGAAGATGCTCGGCACGCTCAGTGCGTCGTTGACGCCTTGGATGGCCCACGGGCCACGAGGCCGGAGACGAGCGAGGAGGTCGTCGATACTGTCCCCGGAGCGCGTCTGCAGGGTCGGCTCATTGACGCGGAACATCTCTTTCAGGAATGACGTGACGGACATGCTAGTAAATCCTCGCTCTAGCGGTGGACGGCCCAGACGCGAGCCATACGGCACGGATCGCCGCGAGGGCAGCGGGGATCGGGTGGTCATCGGACATGCGGACGGCCTGGAAGTGGCCGGTGTCGTCGTGATCCTTGCGGGCCGTCCATGCAAGGTCATCGGTCACGGCCTCGCAGTCCTGCCAGTGGATGCGGCCGGCGTTCACGAGGTTGACGAATTGGGCCGACGCGTTGGCGTACTCGGTGCCACTGATCTTGACGGGCTTGCGAAGATGCTTGGCGAGCTCGGCGTCCGTCAAGGGGTCCATCCCGACCTTCACGGCGCCGAGTCTCTTCGCGTGCGCGTCGATCGCTTCGCCAAGGGCCTTGATATCGATGGGCCTGCCTACGGCATCCTCGATGAGGCGCAGTGCTATCGTGCCGTCCGGCTCCTGCCACGCGAGCGCGGCAGCCGCCCTCGTGCCGTCTGGGGTCATCGAGACGGCCATGACCGGCGACCTCGGACCTCCCACGGGTCGCCGGCATTGCGTCCACGCGAATTCGTCCACCAAGCGCTCGCGGACGGATGGGACCCAGCGGCACAGGTTCTCCGTTTCGAAGATGGCCATCGTGCCAGACAGCTTGCTCGACGTGTACGAGCTCTGAAGCTCGGCCATCACGGACGGGAAGTGGCCGATGGCGGGGTTGGCCTCGGCCCATCCCTCGACGTCGCCGGCGTCGCGCTCCGGTGATGCGGACCACTCTAGGTAGGCCAGCGACGGATCGGCATCGGCCCTAGACCGGATGGCGTTCAAGACGACGCTGTTGTCGTGGCCGGCGTTGCTGAGGTAGACCGTCTGCGGGTCGGTGGACATCATCAGGGTGGGCTTGGCGGCCTCGATGACTTCCCACGTTTCCATCTCGCGGAGTTCGTCGATGATCACAATGTCATTGGACAGGCCACGAGCGCCACCACGGCCAGCTGCGGCGATGCGGTACACGCCGCCGTTGGTCAGGACAATCTCCTCGGAGCCCTGGGCGAAACGTGGCCAGATGGTGCGGCCTCGGCGCTTCGGCAGTAGATCGGGCTCGTTGGACAGGACGTCGGCGATCATGCCGAACATGGCGCGCGGAAGCTCGCGGGTCTGGGCGATGTGGACGATACGCTTGCCTTCACGAAGGGCCTTGACGATGTACGGCTTCATCAGTGTCGTCTTGCCGTTCTGCCTGGCCACGACGATGGCGACTTCACGGTACAGGTGGCGGCCGTCCGGTCCCTTCGCCGTGAGATAGCGGGCGGCGTGCTCCTGCCACGGCATCAGACCGATGCCGACGGACTCCGCTGCTAGACGGAAGCCGGCGACATCGGACCGAGCCGGCCGGGGAGGGGCGATACGCGGCGACGCGTGGCCGATGATCGGCGTCGGCGTGCGCTCCGCGATCATTGGGCCTTCGCTGCGATCCTGAGGCACGTTTCGCACGAGGGGTCGTCTCCGAAGCCATCCCTAGTCGGGCCGAATGCCTTGCGACCGCACAGCGTGATGGCGCGACCGGGGACGCGGGTGAAGGTGCGGACGATATGCCAGCTGCGAATGCGGATGTACACGGTTATTCCCTCGTGTAATCACGTTTCAGGGGATTTCCAGTGGGGAATTCCCTGTCATGACGGTTGGGGGGCTCTTTTCGGGGGCGTATATGCGCGACAGCGCGATGTCTAGGAACCCGCGTCCCTAAAAAACCGGAAGACAGCACGCGCCGTTTGTCAAGGGCCTGTCCCACCTGATGCACCGGTCTAGCCTCTGGACTCTGACACGCCACACAGCACGCCACGAGGTTGCCTCTGTCGTCCGTGCCACCGATCCGCCTCGGCACCTTGTGGTCTACGGTATTGGCCCATGCCCCGCAGTACTGGCACGTGTGCCGATCCCTAGTCAGCACCTCAGCCCTGATCCTTCGCCATGCTGACGTGCTGCCCTTGCTGCTCAGCGCAGACGTGGAAGGACGCCGCCCCTCTGTACCGGAGAGGAGGCGACGCCCTAGGGGTATGGCTCGTGCAAGGCCCACGCCTACGGATGATGGGTTATGCAACGAGTCGCGTCAATATCCATAGCTGCGAATGACGATCAGCACGAGCACGAGGATGATGACCCACAGGATACCGACCCTCGTACGCCTGCTCACTTAGCCATCGTCCACAACCACATCAGTCCCCAGACGCCGACGATGGCCAGCACGCCATAGACGATGAGAAAGGCTACCGCCGGCCATCCCTTCACTGTGGCACCTTCAGCCATCCGAGCTTGGCGAACGCCTCGATTGCGGTATTTGCCCCGATCCGCTTGTACGCATCGGCTGCATGGTTCTTGATCGTCTGTTCACTGACGCCGAGCCGCGCCCCGGCTTTCTTGTAGCCATCGCCCCTGGCTATCTCCTGCAGTGCGCGCAGCTGTGCCGGCGTCACGCTATCCATGAAACTCACAGACGGCCAATGCTGGCCCCTTCCCGTACTCGTCACCCGGAAGGACGACGTAGAAGTACCACCAACCTGAACGGCCATTGGTTTCGATCACAGCGCCCCATCGTCCATGACGATCCGATGGCCAACCCGATAGAGCCGCCTGATAGAACGGCGTCCCATCGTCCACGGCCGCTACCGTCCACCATGCTCGATAGGTGGTGTTGGGCTGTAGCCTCGATGCCGTCAGTATCAGCGACGGTGCCGCACCTGAGACGCTGCAGGATGGGGCCGGCTTGGCATTGACTGGCACAACGAGCACAAGTGTCAACACGATGGCCGCTACAAGCGCCCTCATGCCAAGAGCTCCGCGACCCTGCCGCTGTACCAGTCCGAGGGTCGGATGAGATGCCACGCATGCCGGCCTAGCGCCTCGTACCACAACCACTGTTCCGGCGTGGGACTGGCCTTCTCCTGCTTCAATTCGAACCACATGACGCTACCGTCCCTGGCCAGCGTCAGGTCGGGATAGCCCGATCCGCCTCCTTTGTGGGTATGAGCAGCCTGGACGACGTGATAGACGGCCCAGCCCTTCGCATACGCCTCTCTGAGGACATAGACCTTTAGCTGGTTCTCGGTCATCGGTACGTAGCCGTCGTCGGTTTCTACCCTTCGCATCAGATGATCCCAGCGTCCCGAAGGTCGTCAACGGTCCACGGCGCTTTCAATGTTGCGTCCATAGTAGTTACTAGGTAATGGTCACGGTATAGAGTCCCTGAACCCTTACTCCCTTCCTCCATGATGTAGGGCGCAACATTGGCCCACAAGCGTGAAATCCGACGTTCTGCGGCCTGTGACCACGCCCGAACCTTGGCCTTGGCGGCCTGCCTGAATCGTTCGCGGCCGTCGCCAACCTGGCGCATGACGATCACAACGGCAGCATATCGACCGCGCATCGCAACATAGGCGATAAGGCCCCATGCCGCCAGCTTGACGAGTGCCCGTGACACCGTAGATGGAGCCACATTCAGGCGCTTGGCCATCTCGCGCATCGTCTGAGGGTCATACATCAGCGCCTTGGCTAGGTCGAACACCTGCGCCTGTTTCGGCGTCAGTGCAACCATGCGCCCGTCGATGGACTCGACCCATACCAGCTCCGCGCCCTGGTTGAACCGTTGCCACAGCTTGAACCCTCGGCCGTTACAGACAGTGGCCCTACCGGACCCGTCAGGCCCGATAGGGTCACGCTCCATCCGATCCGCCATCGCCCCGTAGATCGCTGCCGAAGTCGCCGGCGTCCGCGTCGTGAAGGTAGTCCACTGATTGACGGTCACGGTGTATCTCCTCTAATGTGACGGCGGTCCACTGGACCAGACGGTCATCCTCCGGGGACATCATCATGCGTCCCCGGAGGATTTTTACAAGGGCCTGATCGTCGTCTAGAACGGCAGATCGCCCAAAGGGTCTGTGCCACCTTCCTGTGCCGCGTGCGTGGCAGCGGCCTTATCAGTGGCGGCCTTCAGCTGTTGCTCCGCGTATGGTGCAGACACGACGCGAGGATCGGCCTGGCGTCCGGTGACGCTGATCACCTTCGGATACCCCTCGGCGTTGATTTCGATGAAGATGCTGGCCGGCTTGCCGATGAGCTCGTCAGTGTCACGCCGCTCCCCGACGACTACGGGCCGGCCGGTAACGGCACCCATCCACTTCCCTGTCTTGTTGCCAGGGGTAATGTCCTTCGACGTGTTCACGCTCGCCTTGTTGTCGTTCTTGTCGGCAAACTCCCAGCGCAGATAGTCCCCGCCGGCCTTGGCCACCTTGACGAGCACGTCGGTGATCACCACGTCATGGGGTCCGGCCCCTAGGCCGGTGTATGCGGTCACTTCCAGTACAGCCATTACAGCCTCTTCCCTTTCTGACTTTCCACCCAATGGTGAAGCTCTAGGCATGCCAAGAACGCCATGCGCTCCCGGACGGTGACGTCTACGTCGATAGGCTTGCATCCCTCCGCTGTGACGTGGATCAGCTTGTACTTGTCAGGCATGGGCATCGGCCACACCTTCGGCGTTTCGGTCAGCACGTTCTCCACGGCCGGTTGGACCCACTTGGCGAGGCCGTAGGCCGTCACCTGGAGGATTTCCGACTCGTACGCCTTGCGGCCCCACTTGCCACCCGTCTTGATGTCCGCGAGCACGGTGCAGCCGTCCGCGTCGTAGTACAGCAGGTCGAACGTGCCACCCCATCCTGACTGCGGGTTGCCGTCGTCATTGGGGCGCAGCACCATGGCCTCCGACAGGCGCAGACGAGCTCCACCCGCTAGCAGCTGCTCCCACCACTTCGCGTAGTGCTCCACCCTGAGCCGCTGTGTCGGCGTCATGAAGTCAATCGGGATGCCGCGTACGAGCTTGTCGGCCATGGCATGGACCTCGGTGCCCAATTGGGCGGCCTCGTCACGTTGCCAATTGGCACGTGACGATAGGGCCTTGATGGCCCCGGCCTCTCCGGTAGCTGTGATCAGCGAGGCTAGCGATGACCCGTCAATGGTCATCTTCACGGCCGCCGTGGCCGTCTGTGTGGCAGCCCACGTCATCAGCGGGAATGACTTGTCGAGCACGTCAAGGATGGACGTCACGCCGGGGTACTGGACCCCTTCGAACGTGTAGCGGTGGGCGGCGTCGCGGGTGATCACAGGGAACCCCACTGTTCTGCCATGGCCTTGGCGATCCCCGGCAGCGTCCGGCTACGCTCCTTCCAGCGATCCGGCCCCGGTGAGGCGTAGTGCACCCTTGGCTGGCGTCCCTCCACGATGTCCGTGGGCACCAGCGGCGGGAGATTCTTCAGCCAGAGGCACGTGGCCTTCACTTCTCCATGACCGAACCAATGCGGCTGGATTATCTGGTCTGGCTTGGCAATGACCGATGACAGGATGCCGATGGGGTTCTCCAATGCGATATGCGGGATCGGTGCGGCGAGAAGCGCACGGACGAACATGATCGCGTCAAGCTGGCGCTGCGGTCCCTTCTCCTTGAACCACCTTGCGCCACTGACAGCGAGGTCGGTGCATGGCGGAAACGCGATGGCCGGCGGCGATGAACGCATCGCGCACGATCCCGGAGAATTCGCACGCTACCAGGACACGCATCACTGCCGCTCCGGGGCGAGGGCGTCGTACTCGCGGGCGATGTCCTCGGCATAGGCTCCGAAGATGACCACCGTGCCCTTCGTCGGCTCCGTCTCCCACTTGATGCGCCAGCACGCTTCCAGCGCTCGCGCCAGCCGCTCCACGTCCAGCGCCGGGACTGGCCGGTGCGCGACGATGTACTCGACCTCATCGGGGAACTGATCCTCGACCCATGAGGCCGACTCCTCAACGTCCACGATGACCTCGATGCCACCGTCGGCGGTGCGATACGTTCCGGGTTCGCGAGACAGCGCCGGGGCTGGCGGTTCGGAGTCGGAATGTATCTGACTATCCGACATCATCCCAACCACGCCTTCGCAAACACAAGCCCAGCGGCAAAGCCGATGAGCGTCAGCGCCACAAGCTCCAGCCCGTAGCCGGCTAGGACGGCGAGTCGGCGGCGACGTTCGTAGCGGCGCAACCAGCGGTCGTACTCATCCATGACGCCACCACCGATCCAGTGTCCCGCTGTACGGGTTGTCGACGTACCACACGCGGTAGCGGCGCATCATCCAGAGTGTCTGACGCTGTTGCTTCTTACGGTCGAGATAGAACCGGAGGCTCTTACGCATCGCATCTCCTGAGTGAGCCGTCCCCCTGGATGCGACAACGGGGGGACGGCTCGTGTGGTGGGGTCCGTCGCATCTGAGGACACTCTAGGCGTACTAGGGTACTAGTGTCAATACCCTATTTTGGCCTACGGTCCACAACTTCAGCGAGCGCGGCCCGTTCCGCGATGATGGCGAAGTCCTCCCACTCATAGGCCCACGCCATCCAACCCTCACGGCGCGCATCCTTGGCGCTCTCGCGGAGCTCGTGCGCCTGGCGCGTGTACTGCCGGATCGCAGCTGCGCGTGGGTCAGGGGGTCGGCTCGTCACACGCCATGCTTTCGGGCCTCGGCGGCGACCTCTTCCCCACGGTCGCCGTTCTGCGATGCCACCCCTGCGGCGTTGGAGGACTGTGAGGCACGGGTGGCCTGGGTCGCGGTCTCGCGTCCAAAGACAAAGCTGATCGCTGCGCCAATGAAGCCGGCGAACATAAGCGCGACATTCTGCGCGTTGGACTCGGGCGGGTCGAGGCGCGACGCGAACACAGCTGCCCCACCACCCACGATGACGATAAGAGCGATCAGGTACGTGAATAAGAGCTTGATGTTGTCAGACACGACCACCTTCGCCTCCCTCGTTTTCTTCTATGGTGCCGTCCCTGACATCGGTCGGAAGGTCCACGGCCGCATACTCCGGCTTTTCGGTGTAGGCGTCTAGGGTCTCGACCGCTTCGTCTTCCGTGGGTCCATCCGGTTCAGGCTCTTCGATCATGACACGCTCCAATTGATGAGCCATTGCACGTCGGCGGGATCGACGACCGATCCGTAATTGTGCCCGACGCGCTTCAGCGCAGCGGCGATGTCCGCCACGTCCACGCGACTGCCGTAATTCTGTCCCGCCTTCTGAACCGCGGCGCCCACGATCCGCCCGTCAGGGTCGACGGCCCGGATATTGGCCGGCACACCCGCGCCCCATATCGGGCCTTCCGTGTCAGGGAAGATGCCGCAGTAGACGCCGGCGATGCCCATGTTCTTCAGCGTCCGTGAGTCCGCCTCTCCCCATGGGTGGAGAGCGCGTGCGAAGTCGTAGGTTTTCGACCATGACCACCACGCGGGGCCGGAGCTCCACGGGTCGTACACAAGGGCCTGTGTCGGGTGGCCAACCGTGCCACCGGCACACTCGTTGATCCATACGTTGTGGTTGACGTTGCCCTTGCCGAGCGGCGCTGTATTGCCCGCCAGTGACACGCCGCTGCCCGACTGAAGGGAGAGGCCGACAAGGTAGAACGATGCCACTCCTGAGCCCGTGTGGACGCCCACATGGACGCCGTGAAGATCAGCGACGGCGGCGTTCTGTTCAAGGGTCGTGCCACCGGAGACGTCACGCGGCAGTATCTCGTCTCTGACCATGCAGCCCGTGAGGCGCACCCGGCCCCGTGTGCTCTTGTCGATGCCCATAGCGAAGGACAGGCACGTGCAATTCTTCCAGCCGAGGTACTGCCCATCGAGGACACACGCGCCGGCTGGTCCCTCCTTTTGGAAGACGGGTCGGTACGTCATCCGTAACCCTCCATCCCGAAGTTGTAGCTCGTGTCGTTGGTGAACGATCCTGACGGCCAGATAGCATCAAGGCCCGGTGCGGCGTTCACGGGCGTCTCAGGATAGAAGCTCTCATCGGTGGACCCTAGCGTCGTTTCGTTCCATGTCGTGCCTGAGTCAGGCGATACAAACTTGCTGATTTCATAGTGTCCCGACACCTTACGCGCTCCGTACACGATATCGGCGTCCGTCTTGTGGATAGCAGCACCAGGGGTGTAAACGAAACCGGGGAACGTCCCGCCGGTCGTGTAGACCTCATCGACTTGCCATGCCGAGCCCGTCCAGCGCGCCACGCGCTCCGAGTTATCAGTCTGTCCACCGGTCCCGACCCGGACCATCACGGCGGGGTTGCCCGATGCTTGGACGCACACACCCATCGACAGGCAGTAGCCGCCCGACGCGATGCCGTCCGTGATAAGCGTTGCGTCGGTCGAGCTGATCGGCAGGCCTGCCGAAATCGTCGTCCCGTCGCTCTTGTGCAGCGAGTCGTCGTTCGTGTCGATGTAGAAGTGATAGAGGAACGAACCGGACGTATTCGGTTCGGTGTTCGTCGTCGAGATGTGGATGTACCGGTTCCAGTCCGAACCGATCCGCCAGTACGGGACGTGACCGGCGGTGTCCGCGGTGTACAGCGAGACGGTCGAGCCCCACGTCGTAAGGCCGTCGGTGCTCTTCACGTAGCGGAGGAAGCCGGTACCGCCGACGATTTGGCGGAAGAACCAGTACACACCGTTCGCCGTCTCTACCAGCGTCATATACGTGTAGTCGGACGAGCCGCCGTTAGCCGTCGTGCCCGCGCTGATGTCCTCCGGGTTGGTGCTGATCCACCGATAGACGCTCGCGCCGTCATGGGCGGACCACGCCACGACGATACGTCGGTCTGATGTCCGCACGATAACCGAGGGCGTCGCGTGGTCGTCCTGATCAAATGCCGCCGCGATGGTCGACGACGTGACGACGCCAGTAGCGTGAACGTACTTCGATACACCCACGTCACCACTCGTGCCATCCGTCCACGTGAAGTACGTAGCCCCGTTGTAATAGAACGCACGCGGGTCCACGTTCGACCACGAGCCTTCACCGGCCGCCGTCAATGTCTTCAGCGTCGCCGTAGGCGCGACCAGCGGCCCTGCGCCGGCGCCTAGCAACATTCGTGCGTAGCTCATGAGCCGAGATAGGTAATGGCAGCCCATGACTCTAGGATCGGGTCGGATGCGTGGCCGTAGGTTTCGCTGCCGACATTGGTCACGATGAGCTCGACATAATCCGATGCCGTCAAAGCCGTGACGGTCGCTACCTGGCGGATGGAATGGCCGTTGAATTGCACGGCCCCACGCAACACGGTCGTACCGTTCAGGCGGAAGTAGAGATACAGGCTGTTCGTGCTGCTCTGTGCCGTGCCGCCTTCCAACAGGTACTTGCCGGTCGTCGCCACGGTCAGCCGAGACTTATTCGTGCTCGTATCGTGATAGCTGTCTGTGTCGTATTCCTCCGACGCGAAGTCGAGCGCGACTGTCGGCGTGCCCGACTGTGTGCCAGCGTTGTAGACCTTCGCGCCGTGGAACGCGCCGCCACCGCCGCCAACGTCCGCCATCGTGGCGAAGACGTTACCGGCGTCGGGTGCCGCTGCTCCGGCTAGGGCATCCGCGATGTCCTCACCCGACGATGCGGCGATGATCGTATCGAGGTCTGATGAGCCCGGAGCGCCGGCCGGCCCAGGTCGTCCTGCCTCGGCTGCGACCCAGACCACGCCGCCATCCACGGTCATCAGGTCCACGAGGTCCACGGCACCTGACCCGCGCGTCGTCCAATCAGGCTCGCCGGGGTCGCCCCAATCGACGGAGCCGGGGAAGGCCCATATACGGCCGCCCGATCCGTCCTGCTCCAACCAAAGACGAATGACGGCCGGTGTGCCAGCTGCGGGCGCACCTGTAAGGGTCAGCGTGACGGTAGCGACATCGGCCACAAGGCGATGGATGTCCGCTGCGCTGGCATCGACAGTTTCCGTGCTCCCTGCATTGCCGTGGTCCTGATAGACCAACGGCGGCGCATCGGCACCCGGTGAACCTGGCGCACCCTCTAGCGACGTGACCGTTCCGCCGTCGTCCTTGTACGCCGGCGTATTGCCGAGGTCGCTGTCATTGAAGATCGTTACCTGGTCCGTGTCCGGCGTCGGGATGTCCGCCTCGGCGCTGTTGCGGAGCGTGATACCTGATCCTGCTGGCATTAGTCCACTCCGTTCAGGCGGCCGAGGATAACGAGAATGCCGTCAACCTCGATGGTGTCACTGAATAGGGCCTGCTTATAGAGCGGCACGGTAAACGTGTCGCCAGCGGCGATGTAATACGGCACCATCCCGCCGGTTGCGTCCTCCGGTGGAAGCGCACCGCCTAGTCCGCCGGGGTTTTGCATCTTCGGGAGGCGGCGTGCGTTGACCCTATCGACCTTCATGTGATGGCCCACTCAGACACAAAGGCCCAATGTGAGAAGGACGTATCCCACGTGCTAATGACAGCCGTGTCGCCTTCGGCGACGCACTTACCCCAGATGTCCACGGTTCGGAAGCCGGGTGCGCCCGTCGTGATCGTGCCCGTTGCCAGTTGCGTGAAGCCGATTGGCCCCTGACTGAACGGACTTGTTTCCACGACGCGGATAGCGATAAGCAGGTTGCCAACGGTCGGCGCACCCGGCAAGGTCGTGATACCGCCCACCGAGCTCATTGCGTGTTGCACGGGCGCAGTTGCG